GGCGGAGCATTAGGAGTAATGATTGGAGAAAAACATACATTGAGAGATTGGAACCTTGGATGGACTGCGATCACTCTTGGTTTTCCAGAGCCAAAAACTTATGAACAGGATATTCCAGGGGCAGACGGAACACTGGATATCACAGAAGCAATTACTGGTGGAGATGTGAAGTATAAAAACCGAAACATCTCTTTAGAGTTTGAAACTCCGGACGAAGATTTCTTTCAGTGGGGAATGTGTATTTCTGAAATTGCAAATTATCTTGTGGGTAAGAGGGTGAAGATCATATTCGATACAGATCCTAGTTTTTATTATATTGGAAGACTCACAATTGATGTTGAAAAAACTGACAGAGTAAATGGAAAACTTGTGATTTCAGGAGATGTCGATCCGTATAAGTATGAAAGATATTCATCCCTTGAAGACTGGAAATGGGATACCTTTAATTTTGAAACAGATATTATAAGAGAATATAAGGATATTAAAGTCGATGGAGAGTATCAGTTATGTATTTCAGGAAGAAGAAAACGAGTCATTCCAGTGATTGAATGTAATACGGCAATGAAAGTCAGTTTCAATGATACGGAATATTCACTTCTCGCAGGTAGAAATAAAGTATTTAACATCTGGTTGACGGAAGGAGATAATATTTTAACGTTCAAAGGAACTGGCGTTATTTCAATCGATTATCGAGGAGGCAGTTTGTAAATGTATAGAATATTGTGTGATGGGAAAGTGCTGCATGATATTCGTGATCCGGATTATCAAGTGCTTTCACCGAAAATTTCATTGGAGTTAAACAAAACGGGGAATCTAGATTTTGGTATGCTTTCAACACATCCTCATGTAAATGGCATAAACAAATTAAAATCTAAGATCGAAGTGTATGAGGATGATGAATTATTGTTTTCTGGAAGAAGTCTGACAAATGAACAAGACTTCAAAAACACTGGCCAGATTTCCTGTGAAGGGGAGCTTGCTTTTTTGTTAGATTCAGTACAACGTGCACATGATTATGGTACCGAAACAACAGAAATAGGTCAGGCAGATACAAATGTCAAAATATTCAAAAGGCTAATTGAAGAACATAACGCGCAGGTAGAAGAAGAAAAGCGTTTTACAATTGGAGTAATTGATATAGATAGCGTAACCATTACAAAATTGTCTACGAACTATGAAAAGACATGGGATTTTCTTAGTTCTAATTTTTTAGGTAAATATGACGGCTATCTTCGAGTAAGGCATGAAAACGGAATCCGATATCTTGACTATGTAAAACAATATGGGAAAGTAAGTAATCAAGTGATCCGCTTTGGAGAGAATCTGCTTGATCTAAAGAAGTATTCGAAGGCAGAAGATATTAAAACAGCGATCATCCCGCTGGGAGCAGTTGTTGATAATAAAAATGTCGATATTAAAGCGGCAAATGGCCATGATGGGACAGATTATGTATATAACCAAGAAGCGGTAAATTTATATGGATGGATTTATGATAAGGTTGATTTTTCGGATATTTATGATCCAGACACATTATTAGAAGAAGCCAAGAAATATCTGCAAACGTGTATCAATCTGGCAATTACAATTGAACTTACTGCAGTGGATCTTCATATGATTGATGTAGATATAAATTCTATCAGGTTGGGAGATCTTGTTCCTTGTATTTCGACACAACACGGAATCATGAGTACGTTTGGAGATGTGAGTACGTATTATCTTGTAAGTAAATATGAACTAGATCTTGAGAATCCAACAAATAATAAAATAACTCTTGGAAGAACAATCAGTACATTGACAGACAAACAGGTAAACGATTCTGTAAATTTAAAGGCTCAGATAAGTGAAGTTAGAACAGAAATGTACAACCTTCCAGGATTAAGCCTGGAACCAATCACAAATGAAGTTTTAGAGGGAATCTTAAATTAAAGGAGAAAACAATGGCAGATAATAATTATCTTGATCAAAACGGAGTCTTATATCTCTGGCAGAAGATAGTAGCAAAGATAACGAATATGATCGCAAATAAAGTAGACAAAGTAGATGGCAAAGGATTATCTACAAATGATTATACAACAGCAGAAAAAACAAAGCTCGCAGGAATTGCAGAAGGAGCGAATAAATATACGCACCCTACGACAAGCGGAAACAAACATATTCCATCTGGTGGTAGTGCTGGACAGATCTTAAGATGGGATTCGGATGGTACTGCAGTATGGGGTGCAGATAATAATAATACCACGTATAGCGATATGAAAGGAGCAACCACATCCGCAGCAGGTACACACGGATTGGCACCAGCACCTGCAGCAGGTGCAGCTAATAGGTATTTAAGATCAGACGGAACATGGAGTGTTCCGCCTGATAACAATACGACATACAATGATGCGACGCAATCTTCACATGGGCTTATGACTGCGGCAGATAAAAAGAAGATCGATGAGTTACCAACAAATGCAACGCTATCAAGTACATATGCAAAGAAATCTGAAATCACAGGTGTTTATAAATACAAAGGATCCGTGGCAACAGAAGATAAATTACCAACATCTGGACAAACAACAGGAGATGTTTACGATATTGCAGCAGCATCATCTTATGGAGCTGCAGGGATGAATGTTGCATGGAATGGAAAAGCGTGGGATGCTCTAGGGGAAAAATTTCAGATTGCTGCAATTACAAATACATGGATGGACGCAAATCTTACATAAAGGACGGTGTTTAATGTGGCAAGTTATTTAGATGAAACAGGGCTTTTAAAGCTGTGGAATAAAATAAAAAACTATGTGAGTAATCACACAGGAAACAAAAACAATCCTCACGGAGTCACAAAGTCTCAAGTAGGATTAGGAAGTGTTGAAAATAAATCCAGTGCAACAATCAGAGGAGAAATAACGGCATCAAACGTAAACACAGCGTTAGGTTATACGGCTGCAAAACAGACAGACGCAAATAAGGCGATTACAGGAATTTCTGCGAGCGGAACAACTCTTGTATTGACACAATTAGATGGAACAACAAAATACGTAACGGCAGAGCTTGTAAAGGGACAGATGATCTATTGCTGCAGTAACAGTGAGGATCAGATTTATTGCTGTTAAATGAAAGGAGAAATAATAATGGCATACACAAAGAAAACATGGGTAAAAGGAAATACGCCTTTATCCGCAGAAAATTTTAATCATATGGAGCAGGGAATTGCAGATGCACACACAGATATTGCGCAGCTAAATTCTGACTTAAATAACAGAATAGAATTTACAATTACTAGCATAGATTCAAAATATGCATTCACCGGAAACAGTTATAAACATAATGGAAAAGTATATATAAATGGATATTTCCATTGCAATTCTCCTAGTGTTGGGATTACAACTTGTTTTTTTGTTCCAGAAGGTTTTAGACCTAAAATAAAATGCGGATCGGCTTGCTATACCGATGATGATGTTAATTTTAATAATATTGGTGCTGTTAAAATTGACACAAATGGTGATATAACAATATATTTTCCTACAGTGTACTCAACATGTGTATATACCTCCATAGTATATGATATAGATTAATTTAATTTACGATAAATCATAAAATTAATCCTAACAACACCGTTTGTATCACTGGATAATCCTATGTTTATATTTAAATTTGTATTATCCCATTGTAAAGCAGCACCTGTTACCAGACCTTGATACGCATTCCAATCACCGTTGCAAGCTGCTATATATAACTTTTCGTTATTTATGTCTGATATTTGCATGCCTAATGCTTTTGCAATTTCAGACTGACATCTTTGCCAGTAAATCATTTTGTTGCTTGTTCCAGAAAATACTTTTGATAAAAATGCTCTTTCAGAATTTAGCTGCGGAAGTCTACGAATCCTCCGCAGCGGAAAAGAGTATAATGCACACATAACACACAAAGGAGAAAGTATTATGCGTGACAGAATTATAAGCAATGTTTTGATTAAAATGGGCAGCAGAATTAAGAAAAAAGAATTGCAATTTCTTGAGAACGTGTTGGTAGAAGAGTTCCAGGATGTTCAGGTTAAGAAAGAATGTACGGATGTTGCAAAGTATAATGATAGTTTGGGAAAACTTAAGGATATGTTCTTGGCAACGTTGATTGTTGAAAACAAGTCAAATCGGACGATTGAACAATATAATCTGCATCTAACACAGTTTGTAAATTACTTTACTGGCAAAGATGCAAAAGATATTGATGCAACAGGTATTCGTAGCTTTTTATATGCATATAAGAAAAATAGAGGGATATCGAATTTATCTCTTAATAATAAGCGATCAGCGATATCTTCTTTTTTCTCATGGTTAGTCGATGAAGAATATATTGACAAAGATCCAACCAGAAAAATAAAGAAAATCAAAGTAACAAAGAAAAAGAAGAAAGCATTTACAGCGGATGAGATGGAGCGTATGCGTATAGCTTGTACAGATATAAGAGACAGGGCTCTTATAGAAATGCTTGCATGCACAGGTTGTCGTGTGTCGGAGCTAAGTAATATAAGCTTGAATGACGTAGATTTTCTGAGAAAGAAAGTACGAATTGTAGGAAAGGGAGATAAGGAGAGAACGGTATTTATTTCAGATACTGCTATGATTTATCTCAACAGATACTTAGAAACAAGGCAAGATAATAATATTGCACTTTTTGTATCCAAAAGGTTTCCTTATGATCGATTACGAAAAGATGGAATTGAGCGAGTAGTAAGAGACCTTGGAAGGATGTGCAACGTGTATGCCCATCCGCACAAATTTAGACGGACATTATGCACAAATCTCATAATGAGAGGAATGCCATTGCAGAATGTTGCGATATTAATGGGACATGCTGACATAAATATGACTGCAAATGTTTATTATGATGCTTCAGATTGGGCGATTGAGTATGAATATATTCGTTATGCAGCTTAAAGAATAATAATA